CTAGAGACTACCTGTCCATTAAGAAATCAAAGAAAGGACCTCTTAAGCAGATTGTCCCGTCTTATACATCCCTGAAGAATAACTACACACTTCTTTGGGACTTGAAATCTAACGCAGGATATATTAATATCGTTGCGGTGATGCAGAAATTCTTTGACCAAGCAATCTCAGGCAACTGGTCATACAATCCAGAGAATTACGACAACAATGAAGTTCCTGTGTCAGTCATGGCACAAGACCTACTCATGACCTACAAGTTAGGTTGGAAAACATCTTACTATCAGAATACTTATGACGCTAAGAAGGATCCTGACGAATCACCATCTTCGACCGAGGTATTGGATTCATTAATCAACGATCTAATGAATGCCAACGAAGAAGAATGTGACGCTTGCAATGTCTGAGCGACAAGTCACAATCACTCTAAGCAAGTCACTCCAAGAGGATTTCAAATCCTTCTTGGCGTGTTGTGAGTCCTTAGAGGTAGAGCCAAGAATTAATTCTTTTTTATATTATGTCGCAAACTATGGTACCGAAGGAAGTAATGGGACTGACAGTATTCAACAGCAGAAAGGTGGACACTAAAAAACAACCAATGTTTTTTGGAGCACCTCTAGGTATGCAGAGATACGATGAATATAAGTATCCTGATTTTGATAGACTCACGCAACAGCAACTAGGTTATTTCTGGAGACCTGAAGAGGTGTCACTCCAGAAGGATCGTGCAGATTATAAAACTCTTACTGATCAACAGAAGCATATCTATACTTCCAACTTGAAGTATCAGATTCTCCTAGACAGTGTGCAGGGCAGAGGTCCTGGCATGGCATTCTCTCCTTACTGTAGTCTTCCTGAGTTGGAAGGATGCATGGGTGTCTGGGAATTTATGGAGCAAATTCATTCTCGCTCCTACACTCACATTATCAAGAATGTATACCCTGATCCATCAGAAGTATTTGATACTGTGCTAGAGAATGAAAAGATTTTGGCACGGGCAGAGTCCGTCTGTGCCGCCTACAATGATTTTATCACTGTAGCAACTGAATGGGCAAACAGTAACATGTGGAAACCTGACTGGAAAGAGTCACCCACTTCACAGTGGACACTCAAGGATGTCAAGCGTAGACTCTACCGTGCTGTTGCCAACGTTAACATCTTAGAAGGAATTAGATTCTATGTCTCGTTTGCGTGCAGTTTCGCGTTTGGCGAACTTAAACTCATGGAGGGATCTGCGAAAATTATCTCTCTTATCGCCAGAGATGAAGCACAACATCTTGCACTTACTCAAAAAATACTCAAGAAGTGGAGAGAAGGTGATGACCCAGAGATGGAAGTCATTGCGGAAGAGGAGAAACAGAATGTAAAACAAATGTTTATCGATGCAGTAGACCAAGAGAAAGAGTGGGCAAACTATCTCTTCTCTGATGGATCTATGATCGGACTCAACGAAAGACTACTCTCACAATATATTGAATGGGTTGCTAACCGTCGCATGAGAGCGGTGGGTATTCAACCAGTCTACGATATTCCTTGGAAGAGTAATCCACTGCCATGGACAGAGCACTGGCTAAATAGTCGTGGTCAACAAAATGCTCCTCAGGAAACTGAGATTGAGTCCTATGTCATTGGAGGGATCAAACAAGATGTCCAAGGAAACACCTTCGCAGGATTTTCACTATAAGTTTGAGGTAGTCTTCGATAAAGACAAGGAGACGGTACTCCAGAAAATTAAACGGTGGATCAACAAACAGAAGCCACCCTTTAATACTATTCTGGCATACCTATTCTCTTATGTAGAGAAATGGTATTGGGACGGTAAGGTCCTACAAACAATGGCTAATGTAGACACACAAATCGAAGATTATCATGCTAAGCTAGATGAAAAGAAACCGAAACCGATTTACCGCGAAAGGGAATCGGAAGTGGAAGGTCTCAAGGAGATGGAAATCATCTCGCCATACTCACGACGAGTCGAGGGTGACTGGCTTGCTGAAGACCCCAACAGCTGGTATTACGGACCACTTGAATTTTTTGAGGAAACTCAAGAAGGAACTAAAGGAGAAACCTGATGAAAGATACACTTACCGATCAGATAAAGCGCCTCCAACAGGAGGAAACCATCTATCGGGAGATGCAAAACTTCCCCGCCGCAAGGGCGGTAAGAAGAGAAATTGAAACTCTACAGAAAAAAGTGTAACAAACAATACATTATAACCTTATAAATAGTCAAAGGATATGTTATAATATCCTTGTCGTTCATCCCACTTCGGTGGGACGCAAGTAAGTCGCGGAACGGAGCGTTCATCCCATGCTAGGATTATTCCTACTTTATACCAACATCGCTTGTATTGATGCTATCGATATGATCGGTCGCCTCAAAGCACATGAAGGTATGGATGAGGCAGTGAAGGTAGAACTTATTGAAGTAATTCAAGAAGCAACACCACATTGTCCATGGGACGCAAACGACTAAAGGAACGGGCCTAAAAATCCAACTACTTTAGGAGTAAATCTAATGGCACAAATTACTTACCGTGGCGTTAAGTATAACGCTGAGCAATACAAGGCAAAGGTCCTTGCAGAGCAGGATCAGCACAGAAACCATGAGCTTATGTATCGTGGTATCAAAGTTGATCGTAAATTCGCATCCAAGAGCTGAGATCATGGAAGCACTACAAGTTGTCGGTGGAATCTCCATCGCCTGTGTAGCATTTCTATTTCTCATTGTTGGTGAAGTCCGCCTACTAAAAGTTAGTAGGGGGTAAAGAGATGCGGGTCAAACTGGTTTTCGATTATGGACTTCCAGATTATGACCCCGAGAAGCACGATCCAGATAAGACATTTGCATTTCTTGTCTATCGCGGTGTGTCATATGCTAAATGGGTTAATCTCAAGAAGCATTTTGGCACATCTTCTTGGAAAGTTACGTCTTGAATGTGAGGGGGGTTTACCACCCTCTTTTTTTGTGCTAATATATAATGTAACTCTGTATCTCAGTTATGAAAATCTTTCTCGACAGTAGTGATGTTGAAGAAATTAGAGCAGCAAACGAGACAGGATTGATTGATGGTGTAACAACTAACCCGTCACTGATTCTTAAGTCTGGGGGTGATCCAGTAGAAGTCATTTCAGATATTGCTGAGATGTTTCCATGGGATTCATCCATCTCCGCTGAAGTAGTAGGTGAAACCTACGAAGATATGATCGATATGGCAGATGATTATATTCAGATCAATCCAAACATTACTATTAAAGTGCCGTGCACAGTCGAAGGACTGAAAGCATGTAAAGAATTGGCAGCGGATGATATTAAAGTAAATGTCACGCTCATTTTTAGCACAGCACAAGCAATCCTTGCTGCCAAAGCAGGGGCAACTTATGTGTCACCTTTTGTAGGTAGATGCAATGATAACTCAGTGTCTGGTGTGGAGTTGGTCCGAGCGATCGCCAACACATACCAGTCACATGGCGTGAAGACAAACATTCTTGCTGCATCACTTCGTGATGTGCATCATGTGTCACGCTGTTTCCTTTATGGAGCAGACGTAGTAACCATGCCACCTAAGGTCTTCTGGAAGATGTATGATCATGTACTGACTCGTGAAGGTCTTGCAATCTTTGATAAAGATTGGGCACAAGTACAGGAGATGATGAGTGAATTACGAAAAGGTTAAAGCGATTGCACACAACCTCAAGTTACTTGCACAAAGTCTTGAGGATGCTATCAAAGAGGATGCTACGGCATACGTTGCACCTCCACACACTACTAAATTTGGTTATCGTTATGACGATGACGATGATGGATACGCTGATTAATTATGAAACTATTAACGCTTGAAGATTATCAAAAGGCAGGAGAAACATTCTGGCCAAAGTATTGGTATGTTGCCAAAGAACTTGGTGAAAATGCTAAGACTGAAGACATTATTAAAGTGCTTGAGTCCATCGGCACGGTTGCACTGCGACTAAAGATGGAGGAAAAAGAGGGACCATTTGGTTTCAACAAACAAGATAATGAGGAGGTATCCGAAAATGGGTGAAGACAGTCTACTAGACATATGGAACGAGTTGTCATGGTTCGACGGTGCGATGTTTACCGTATGGTTGGGCATTCTTTATTATGGAAAGTGTAAAATTGATCATCACTTTGAGAGACTAAAAAGCAAATGGGATAGATGAAACCACAGTCCGCTAAGGCAAAGGGCAGAAACTTTCAGAAATGGGTAAGGGACATGCTGATCGAGCATCGGGATGTCCACCCCGAAGACATTGAATCACGAAGCATGGGTGCTGGTGGGGAAGATCTTATCATGGCACGAGATGCTAGGAAGAAGTTTCCCTTCAGTATCGAATGTAAAAATGTAGAGAAGTTAAATGTATATGATGCTTACGATCAGGCATCTGCCAACTCTGGAGATCATGAGCCTATCCTATTCATGAAGAAGAATCGTAAGAAAGCTTTAGTGGTAGTGGATGCCGAATGGTTTATCAAAAACTTTAAGGCTTGACACCATCCCCTCAACCATATATAATATGGAGGTCATCAAGAGGGGATCAAAAAATGGAAGAAGACGTTTTGCGAGACGCCGACTTTCTAAATCACACTGTAGAGGTGTTGATTGACCAGCTTCACGAAGCTGTGAGTCATGGCGACTACGCCGAGGCAAATCTATATGCTAAGAAGATCCGAGAATTAGAGCATGATTGTAATTGATCCATTTCGTATCCCTATGATCATTATCCCAGTCATGAATTGGGAAAAGAAAAAAGAATATATCAACCTGCCTGAATATACTGATGCTCATCTGGAGCAAGGTGTCACTGTCTATACAGACTTCTTCGATAACTATCAGTCCGACACCCAACCAGAGTATGCAGACAGACTATTCAAGGCACTCAAACCTGAGTTAGAAGATTTCAAATGCGAGAAGTTTCTCCCAGAGGGACCTATCCAGATCCCTTATGTGTGGTTTCAGACTGCACTCAAAGGCAACAGACACGCTCTCCACAATCATGGACAGACTGGATTCTCTGCAGTCCTGTATTACGACTTTGATCCTGAGCAACATCAGGCAACAACGTTTTATTGTCCATTCAATCACTACAATACAGGGAGTGAGATGTCTTTTACACCAAGATGTAACGAAGGAGATCTAGTTATCTTCCCGTCTTACATACTGCACGAATCACAACCACATACTTCAGATAAACCAAGGACTATTGTCTCTTGGAATATGTTACCAACATACGACACACCAAGAATTCTTGTTTAACTAATCCACTGGTCTAGTAGCTCAGCGGATTAGAGCAACTGCCTTCTAAGCAGTCGGTCGTAGGTTCGAATCCTACCTAGATCGTCGGCAGCGATGCCGTGTTACAGACAAACAAGGAGCGATCACATGACAGTTAGAGATCGATTTTCGGATGTGCTTGACATTGTTAAGCTAGGTGCATCTGGTGAAGTATCCCTTGACCAGGAGTATCCACCCCTCTTCTCTGCTCTGTGCAGATTCTATTCTGATTACAGAGGTGTCCAGTTTTGGGGGATCGATGTAGAAGAAGATTACTCTATTCTAATTGACCACTTGCTTGCTGATCACGTCTTGGAGATGACGTAAACATCTACCCTGGTGGAGTCATTGACCCTTTATTATGGATATTTTTTATCACCAATATGATTCAAGGACTACTGATACTCACGCTCTCTCTTTAGAGGGCGTGGGTTACCCTCCAGAATCTTTAGTATCACTTCAAGAAGAGCAGACATCATGGACACAGTGTCCTGCATGGCGTCACAAAGCGTCTCGCACTTTTGTTATCCGCTCTCCTTTGGACATTACTATTCAATTAGATCCTCTTCAAAGTAATCTTACTGACCAACGATTCCATCGTTTTGTTGATGAGATTATAGGAAAGACAATCCAACTAAGCATTCCTGAGTTTCTTTTTTGGACTCATAAAAAGAATGTTTGGATTGAGCAAAGACCACACCCACTCACTTCATTAAATAATTATGTCTGTGTCGGTGGGTGGTTTTCTTTATCAGCATGGTGCAGACCACTTGGTGTTGGTATTGAAGTGATTGATCCGAGTAAACCTGTAACAATAAAAAGAGGGGACCCCCTCTACGAGGTCTGCTTTTACCCTCCTGATCTAGACACAAAGATTAGATTGGTAAAGGACTATCCATCTGATAAAATTATCAGAGAGGTAGACGCTAGGGTTGGTATTAAAAAATATGCTAATCATTTTGTAGACCACCTGCTATTCCGTAAACAGGAGAGTAGATGTCCCTTTGCCTTGGGACGGCGTAAAAAGCACACTGGTCGGGATAAATGACAACCTTTAATAATAAGATTGCAAAACCATCTACAGATTTCATATGGGGTGACTTTATTAGTCACAAAATATGTGATGATCTGATCGACTTCTATCACACCCAAGACTATCTAAAACCTACCGAAGGTATGGTGCTAGAGCAGGGTGTGAGAGTTGTCAGACCAGAGAGAAAAGAATCAACGGATCTTTCGATACCCTATTATCTTAATCATCCAGCGATTCAAGCATACAGTAAAGCACTACAAGGTATTCTAAATAGATATCAGTTACGCTTTCCTTTCTGTGAAACTGCTCCGTATAAAGTAACAGAGCCATACAGTTTCCAATGGTATCCCAAGGGTGGTGGATTTAAGATCTGGCACACTGAAAGAAATAATGCACACCTATCTAATGTGTATAGGCATCTAGTCTTTATGACATACCTTACTGACGCACCTGGCGGTGGCACAGAGTGGTTTCATCAAGACAAATATGTAGATGCTCAGAAAGGAATGACTGTTATATGGCCATCAGACTGGACCCATCTTCATAGAGGTCGAGTCACCAATGATCATGAAAAAATTATTATTACTGGTTGGTTTAGTTTTAATTAGGAGTTTACATGCAAACACAGGACGAGAGATGGAATAGGGCACTCGATCTTTTCATCGAGTCTGTGCACAAACCTGATTCTAAGTTGAGGGGATGCGCACATAACCAAGAATGTTACCATGAGTTGATGTATATCCGTAGTTATGTGCTAGACTATATTCAGTCACTCAGACGCTAATGAAAAAAGCAACCGTCATCCTTGAGCGATACCCATACCGCTATGTGCAGTGTGGGACCATTGAATTGAATGGGATGCCTGATTACCGCATTCAAAAAGCGGACCCATATTCTAACCGATACAGTGACATGTATCTCTTGGATAATGCCATCCAGTTAGACTATGCTATTGAAGATTTTGAATACACCAAATGGTTAGACCCTGCTGGTGTCCCTTGTTATACGAAAGACAGTGTTAAAGCACGCTCTTAAAGTTTGGAAGTATTCCCTAGGGTCATTCTCTGATGACAAGACAGGACCCTATGATAACT